ATTCGCTTTTTTGAAAAGTTCCGTGCCCTTCTAGCACAAAAAGACCTAGCAAATGATCAGATTGCAGTAGACGTTCTCAACTGGGCTTATCAATTATTATCTGAGTAATTGGTGTATAATAGTCCTATGACTATTCACTCACTCACAACCCTGAGCAACTCTACTGCCACTAGACTTACTCCTACAGGACTTCACTCTGGCATGGACATTACTATTCAGAACGTTCACGACACTGCATATGTTTATATTGGTGGTGAGGGTGTTACTTCATCTAACTACGGATACCGCATTGCCCCTGGTCATGCCATATCTTGGGAACTTCCTGGAAAGGATGCTCTCTATGCGATCACAGACACAAACAATTCTAAGGTTGCAGTTCTAAAAACAAACCTTGAGGCTGGTAGCTAATGTCTAGATTTACAAATCACACCGATGGTATTCCTGGCCCACAAGGTCCTACTGGTGAGACAGGTCCTTCTGGGACAACTGGACTAGAGACCTGGACTAGATACTCTCCAACATTTACCGCTACAGGATTAGCTTTTACTGGAAGCAATGGAACTTATCCTACATACAACTCTTACTATGTCAAGGCTGGTAAGTTAGTTAGTTTTGTGATTGAGGTAAATCTTTCTACCGTTACAAACTTTGGTACAGGACAATACAAGTTGCAATTGCCCTTTACTCCTGCCGTTGGGTATAATCACTTTACTGGTTGGGCAAATATAGATATACTAGTAAATCCAGACGTAACGAATGGTCACGTAATTCTTAATGTTGATCATGCTGGCATTACAGATATTCTTGATATTCACTATCTCAAGCAAAATGGTGGAGCAAATAGCCCAATGATCGAAGGTATCTTTTTGCAAGGCACACCAGTAACACTAACTACATCTAGCAAGATTTATGTTAATGGCACATACATAGCAGAATAGTTTTAAATGGACCTAGTGTATATCTGCCGTGAAGGCGACAATGAAGAGCTTAGATACTCATTACGATCTGTTGAAAAAAATTCCCCAGCTCACAGAGTTTGGGTGGCTGGATATAAGCCAGACTGGTACAGTGGACCATTCATCCCCATAAAAGACAAGTCTACTAAGTTTAATAACATTAGACTGGCAATGATAGAGGTAGCCAAGCATCCAGAGGTATCAGAAGACTTTGTCCTTATGAACGATGACTTCTTCCTTGTTGAGCCTATTACTGAATGGAGGACTTACAATGGTGGATTGTTGTCTGATAAGATTGCCAGGTACCGCAAAATTCATCCAACCTCAATATATCTAATACTGCTAAAGAAAACGTTTACTCAGCTAAAGCATATGGGAATTCGCCAGCCACTTGATTACGACATCCACGTTCCGATGGTACTTAACAAGGCTAAGTTGCTTGAAGTTGCTTATCTGCCAGTTAAGCCTAGGTCTTTATATGGTAACGTTCATCAAATAGCGTCAGAGACGATCACAGACGTTAAAAGGTATGCTTCTGACAGCTACATGAACCCCTTATCCTGTACTGAATACAAGTATCCTTTTATATCTACAGAGGACAAGTCTTTTAGTCTTGTTAAGGAAGAGATTCTAGGAGATATGTTCCCAGAGCCTGGTAGGCACGAGCACCCCTGACAGGAATCGAACCTGCATTTTCATTCCGTTATGCACATAGAGGGTAGAAACCTCCGCCATTACAGGGGCATGATAGATGCAAGACTTACTGAATAGACTGCTTGAACTTTCTTAGCCTGTCACAGTTTGCACATATAAACTTAAGTTGTGAGACCTTACGCTTAGACTCCTCAAAGGTTTCTTTGTCAAATACTGAGGACACGATCTTGTCTACATCTTCATTGTAAGCTGCATCAAGCTGGCTTGGGTGTAGGTACTGGCCACAAGAAATGCATGGACGCTTAATCTTAAAGTTATTGACATAAGTCAATACCTTATCAGACCAAGCAGTCTTTTCTGTATCGCTTACCTTTGGCGTAGAGGCAGTGTCCTGCTTGTCCTTTAGGTAGTATGCTACCGTACCCTTGGAACATCCGAGGATGTCGCTGATCTCTCCGTAGCTCTTTCCCTCATTACGAAGGCGTAGGATGTCTTCTTTATATTTACTCATGTTACTATTATACTCCCTTCAGAGTCTTTGTCAAGTACTGCGACTGGGACTTGAACCCAGATACCCCACCTTATAAGAGTGGTTCCTTGACCTGTTAGGATATCGCAGAGTGGGGTGTGTGGGACTTGAACCCACGACCGACGGATTATGAGTCCGCTGCTCTAACCAGCTGAGCTAACACCCCTGCTACTAGCTAGCCATTATCTGATCTATAAGATTGTATAGATCATTAAAGCCAGTATAGTTAGGGATGTACCAGTCAAACTTGTAGTCGTCCAGTGCAGTCTCTGATGGGTGTCCGTTTACTGGACCCTGTCCTGGCTTGGTTATTCTCCAAACCTGTCCACCAGTTTCTCTAATTGCCTGTGCCTCATTTTCAAAACGAGTGTCTGCAAATACTACATTGGCATGCTCCTTAGCTCTAAGCAATCCCTGGTTAACCCAAAAGTCTTTGCCAAACATTTCACGACCAACCTCTGTCCCCATTCGCTGGAGAAGTCGTCTAGCATCTTCGCTCTCTACCTTTACGCTTTCCCATCCAAGACTGTCCACAGCGTTAGCTAGGTACACACCACGCATGTCTGCAATGTCAATCTTAGGGTTTAGTCTATACACTGCTTCACGAAGTGGGTCAGCAAAGGAGACCTTGGTAAAGCCATAATTATCAACAAGATAGTTGGCAACGGTGTCCTTGCCTACCTGTGCATATCCACTGAGGCCAATGATCATTCTTTTACTGCACTTCCACGATTGATTCCTGCAATGTACCCTGCCTGGAATGCCCTAATCTCAATTTCACTAGGCATCTCAGATAGGCTGGAAATCCACTTTTGCATATCAATCTTTGCTTTACGAATGATTGCTGCAAGTTGTGCGTCCTGCTTACGCTTTTGATATCTATTATTACTCATTAGCCAATACCTTAAATGTTTGTGGGAATGCCTCATGTGATAGATCTCTAACAGCTTTAGCATACTCCTGGATTTCCCATTGTGCATCGTGCTCTAGTCTCTGATCAAGGAATGTCATGACCCCCTGTAGAGATACAGTCCAACGCCAGCGTACATACATGCCGTATGCTGGCAAGAATAGACGTGCAAGCTCTGGTGCAATCCCATCATCCATTGCCTCGTGATACCATTCAGTACCTTGAGCAATAAGATTAACTAGCTTATTGGTGTAGACCATGCCAAGGGATTCTGACACAGGTTCTCCGCTACCCTGCTTGCTATTCTCGGGTTTGCTACGCCATTCATCGTGGAGTGGGACGTAGAACTGTTCTTGTTCTGTAATGTATCTACGAGACGACTCATTCCAGCCATTCTGGTCATCTACATGTGTGCTAGAGACTGCATACTTCCACCACTGTCTTGCAACGAATAGTGGTGCATAGACCTCAAACGTGAGGGCTGCGTGACGAAATGGTGACGTGTGACCCTCACGGACGAGGAAGCTAATGAGTTTCTCGTCTCTTGGCTCAAACTCATAAGACTCTTTATCGTACGATACACGTGCAGCGTTAACCACAGATAGATCGTTACCAAGAGTATCGACAAGACGTACATATCCTTCATCCAATACTTTAATCTGATTCATCTTTATTCTTTTCTATAAAACGTTTCTCTAGCTTCTTGACAATAATTCTATACGAAATAATCGCAACTGTCAACTCATAAATTGTATTCCAAAAGAAGTCAACTATAATGTGATTTATGTCAGTAACCATGTTGATAATGGCTGGCCAGTTAATCATTAATTATTCTGTTTCCCTAACCATCGGATCGTATCTTTCATGCACTACCTGAATTAGGTGCTTAACATAGTAACCATAGTATGGATCCTCGGTGCCAGCAGCGTAATGCTCTTTCTCAAGGTACTCTAGCAGCTCTTCATATGCCTGCATCTTGCCTTCATTAATCAGGACTTCGATTACTACCTGCTGCTCTGGTGTCATATCTTCAATAGAAATCTTTGGCATACTACTCACCAACTACCGCAAAAATGTCTCGGTATGGGAGAATGACCAGGTCCTCCCCATCATGCTGAATCTCAGTGCCAGAGTACTTGGAATAAATAACCTTGTCGCCTACGTTAAGATCAATAGTCATCTTGGTTCCATCAGCAAATGTAGCACCGCCACCGACAGCAATCACAATCCCCTCTGTAGGTTTTTCCTTTTCTAGTCTTGAGATAATAAGACCAGATGCAGAAGTCTTCTCTGTCTCCACGATTGGCCTTACGACTACCTTATCTTCTAAAGGTTTAATCATTTTAGTACTCTTCTTTCTGGTGCGTTACACCGTGCTTGTCGTCAATGTACTTGTGGAT